CCAAGACCGAGTGCAGGACGTCTCGATGAAAGCATGAAGTTATCATTTTTACCATCAACGTGCGTCTCTTTTCGTGACATGTAACGTGTACAATAATAGATACGTTTACCATTCACGTTTGAGATGGTTATGAAGCCTTTTTTCCAAGATTTACGGATATCATCTTGCTTCATCCTATCATCCGTTAATATAATGACGTGATAATGCGGACGTTGCGTTTTTGGACCATATTCAGAAATTGCGAAATACTTAAACACAAAACCTGCTTTACGCAAGCGCTTAAACCACTTCTGTAAGTGATCTTTATGTACATTGCCATCGCAGAAACGATCATCGTATGTTAACGTAACGAAGTAAGCTCTTTGCCACACTCTCTTTTCAAAATAGATCCTAGTATACCAATCTCGACTTTTATTGATAAGACACGCATAACATTTTCCGCAAGGTACGTCAAACCAACGCTTTACAGTTGGATCGACGGGCGCGTCAATCTCATAACGTGGATTTTTAATCTGCCGTGGAAACAAACACAACATAATAAACAACACTGATTTTTTAAAGACGAATTCCACCACGCGAAATGCGATACGTTTTGCGAAATCGTGAGATCTTTCTACGAAATCTACTATAACGACGGCTAAAGCGTCTACTGATTCTCTTTCTCATAGTTGTAAGTGTTAAATTATTAAAAAAATGCGGCCGCGGACTTGAGACCGCCAGTGAATATATTCATAAAGTTAGAGATAGATCCTGCCAACTCATTCGCTTGACTATATGGTACTTTATTTTTGAGAAGATAATTCTTAATGTCGAGTTCATTTACTCTACCATTGTTTAGGCGAATTACAGTGCCATTCACGTTTATTTGACTCTCTATATATTGGCCTCTTTTATAATTAAGAACGACTTCCGAAGCTATTTTGCCTATTGAGGCATTTGTAAAATTAATTTGCGCTTCTGTCAAACCTTGACAAGCTTTGGTATAATCGACACGAGCCTTATTTAAGTCGATTGATGATTCGATCTGTCTAACTATAGGTGAATCTTCTCCAAACAGCTTTTGCAACTTTGTAGTACTCCACATGATGTTATTTGCAGTTTTTGCTTGGAGTTCAACTTCACCCTCTGAAAGTGCTACTTTGTTATTAAAAGTTCGCTTAAACAATTCTAATTCTTGACCCTTGAGACCTGACTCAGTCTCAATCTTTTTGAGCATAGCAGGGCGCAAATTGTTAAGATCGTACTCGTTAAGATCAGCGTCAGTACCTTTTTTACGTGCCTCGGTCTTCTTTAATTCTGTATCTGCTTCAATATTAGCCTTTTGTGCCTTGAGTAAAGCAGTTTGAGCTACGAGGTTTCCAGCAGCGGCAATTCCTGAGCCAATTTCTGCAGACGATGGACGTACGCTAGACAATTGCGCACTCATAGTGGTAGCGCCACTTCCGTACACTAAGTTCGGATTAAGTCCAGCAGCTTCAAGACGCTTCATTTGATTAACTGGCAAGTTATAGTCATTCTGCTTGTTCCAAAAGTCCAACTGCCTTTGATACGCTTTTTTAGCTGATTTGTCTGCGAAAATTTGATTCATAATTCCTCCAAGGAGGCCAGAACCTGCACCAATCAATGCTTCAACTGGAAATCCCATAACTACTTTTTTATAAATTTCTACGATGCAAAGATAGAAACTTTAAAGTTTTACCACCAAATTTTTTCTGTTAAAAACTATTAAAAAAAATTTGGTGTCATTTAGCAGTATTACATCAAGTATCTTCACTGCATAAGGGCAGCGACTGCTTACGCAGCGCTGCCCTCTCAATCGCTCTCCATTGGCGGGGCGCTCAACGGGGGTGCTTGCTGCCAACCACCCCCGAGGCGCTGGCCTTCCCCCTCCACCAGGAGATATTTATTAACATTTGCGATTCAATTCATCGCATTAGAAGTCAGGTTTAGGAAATTCACTCTCAGTCTCTTTCGACACATCGCTTTCGCTTTGCTCTCGCTCTGTATCTTGTTGACTTCGAGTGGTTTCCTCACTCTTCTTCTCTTTGTCCTTTATCAGAGGCTTGATTACGTGGAGAATTGAAAGGAGTGTTTCCACTAGACGGATAATCGTTGTTATCACTTTCATAATTGTTTGATTTTAAATGTTTTACACTATGCTCATCCATAAGCTGATGAGCGAGGAAGAAATCGGGATGCTCATTTAAAAGCTCATCCTCTATCGGATAATCTACATCATCGATTTGCGAATCATGAAAACGAACGGTACCGTAAACTGGTTCGCCAGCGAGATAACGCGTTACTAATTCAGCTAGAGGGATAGCTTGATCCTCAAGAGTTTCGGAGGGGAGCGTATTAACTGCACCCTCATAGTGTTGCACATTAAATTGAGTTTTAAACATATTGACAAATTTTTTAGAGAATTGGAGTACCATATTTAGGCATCAACCGTGAGGCACGAATGTTGTTTTGGATGTAACAATAAAAATGCTCGACGGGATTTTCTGCCGTTCCCTCGACGGCGAACGCGCGTGCAAGGCCATCGCGTTGCTCGTCGATCTGCACAAAGTTGCGATTAAGTACGGGTTCGTTCTTGAACTTTCGACCCAAATGCCAAAAATCAAGACTGTCTCTGAATCGTCCGTGTACCTGCGAAAGATTGTGCTTATACTCTGCATATCGCGGAGTGTAGCCGAAAACACCGTAAGGATTTGCAGTTTTACCGTTAATTTCTGCTTGAAATATCTCTTGCTCACCAAGGTTTGCAAAATCTGGAAAGTAGAACTCCATACGATCTTTTTTAAGAAGATCTCGAGCAATTCCTTGAGAGTAGACGGCATCAGGAACAATGCTCATAAGACCTATGATATAGCCGTGTTCCTCGCAATACTTGCGAATCTGCTTAGTTTTTCCAGCGGCTGTGCCAGCGCCTGCGAGCGTACCAAGTGGCGAGACATCGTTAGTAGATGAAAGTTGGGGCAAATCGCTGAAATTCAATGGGAAAGATTGAGCGCCAAGGAATTCAGCACGTTGTAAGCGCGCATCAGACGAGATCACACCAAAGTGTGCAGCAATCTGCTCTATGTATCGTGATCCACCACGGGCGGTCTTTTCCAACCATCTTTGAAGCGCATTTCCTACTCGTAAATCATTGATACTTATAGCCTTTGCCTTGGATAGATCTGCGATACCGTCGTAACCGTTAGCGGTCTCAACGTTCATTTGCTGAATGACTTTAGCTCTGTATTGTATCAATGGATTGGTCTTAGTTGAAAATACAAGCTGTCCTTGATCATCATTGGTCAAAACGCCATCTTCGGTCGACTTAATCCATTGACCGTGTTTCTCTATCATTACCACGCTGGGAACTCCATTTGGAGACTCAATTACGGGTGCATCTGCGTTAGATTTGTCAATATGTACGGGAGCATTCGCACCGAGATTAAATGTAACTTGTTCGCCCTTTTGCAGCCAAGGCAAAGCACTTGTAAAGTAGTCCTTTTTCCACGCGCGTTTATAAAAGCGGAATAGTCGATGTTGATAGTCAACGTCGAAGAAACGCGCTTGCGTACCATTATATAGACCGCTCCAATCGCGAATACCAATGCCTAATGGGTCTTGCACGTCAATTTCCGCGATAGGCTTATCTAAGTTCTCATCGGCATAGTAATCCTTTATGATTTGCCAATAAGCGCGCCACGGCAGTTGGGACATTGTACCTGCTTCAAGCGGGTCAAGTTCTGTCTGGACAAATTGGTAACCTAAGTAGTCAAGTAGTTGGCCGTTTCCTAAAATCTCATTAAGTTTCTTATCGGTTGCTCCGCTCGCTTTTCGATAACGAGACGGGAAGTTCGGCAATACGAGGTTATTTTTTTCGCCGACAATGAAATTTTGCCACTCTTTCCACAAAAGTCGATTCGGCACGAAAAAGAAGTGAAAATCTACACGTACATTATGCATCAAGGGAGCGATGAGAGGAGCGGTACGCATAAACGCATCGACGCTAAAGCGAAATTTATCGCCTGGGACGGTTGGACAGACTAGAAAAGGAATAATATCGCCCATTCTAGCACTCATCTTATTTTGATATCCAAGATTGAAGAGGTTGCGCGGCAACTTCTTGAAACTTACAGAATTAAAAATACTCATATCTTCGATTTTTTACGGAATTTTTCCAGTTTACGTTTATCTTCTGCTTGCAAGATCGCTAAATCCTCGTAACCATCTTGCTTAAGCAGTTCTTCAAATTGCGATTGATGCAACTGCAATTTCCTGCGATATTCACGACGGACTTGATCGTCCAGCTTGTTAAGATAATAACGCGGTACTCTATAGTTAACGCCCTCAATATGAAGCGTTTGTGGTGTTAATTGGTCAAGATGCTTTTTAAGCGACTTTTCGAAAAAGCCAAGA